CTTTGCATCTTCTTTTACATTGTAAACGAAGATGCAAAGGGAGAGATTACCAAACATTATGATGACATGTTCTTCATTTATAAGGATGAAGAAGAAAATAGTGAGGACAAGCTATTTGAAAGCATGGAGTTATGTGCCACTAAAAAAGGATTAAGACTTTTCATTATTGACAACCTTATGACTGTGCAGCTTCGTGCAGACGGTGCAGATACCAATAAGGCACAGACAGATTTTATGAACAGACTGATTAAGTTTTCTATGAAGTATGATGTGGTTGTGGTCTGCATCGCGCATCCACGTAAGATTCAAGGCGGCACAGATATCGGATTGTTTGATGTGGCTGGTAGCCAGAACATTGTAAACTTGGCCACAAGAACAATCGGTTTGAAGCGTGTTAAACCAGACGAAAAGAGTAATCCTTCTAACAAATATTATGGATATGACGTAATTATTTCAGTCATAAAGGATCGTATATTTGGTTCAACAAAAGAGATACCAGTTTATTACGATCAGATAGATAGAAGATTTTATTCTAATTACGAAGAGTTTGACAGGATTTACGGTTGGGATAATAAGAGATATATGGAAAGACTTCCTTATCCAATAATAAAAGAAGAGTTTCCGGATAGATAAACCAGGAGGTGTTATATGACAGAAGAAACATTGTTTTTATTAGATACGATGAAATGGTCGTTCAGCAGATTAAATTCTTTTTATCAATGTGCATATGAATGGAAATTGCACTACATAGAATGCAATAAATCATTAGAAGGATTTTTCGGACAGTTCGGTTCATTTGTACATAAGATTTTGGAGATGTATGCAAAAGAGGAGATCACTCTGTTTGAACTGTCTCAATATTATGAGGACAATTTTCATTTAGAAGTTACTTGTGATGCACCTCCAAACAATTATGTTGACATCAAAGAATCTTATTACAACAAAGGACTTGAATATCTCGACAATATAGATTTGATTTTGGACAACTATGAAATTCTTGGCGTAGAAAAAGAAGTAAAGTTCAAGATAGGTAATTACGAAATGATTGGCTATATCGATTTGCTTTTAAAGGAGAAAGAAAGTGGCAAAATTATTATCTTAGACCACAAGAGTGCATCTATTAAGATTCTGAAGAGCGGAAAGATTAGCAAATCTGATCAGAAGCATTTTCTAGAATTTCAGAGACAGCTTTACTTATATTCTAAGGCTGTGATTGAAGAGTACGGTCATGTTGATTATCTGGAATGGAATATGTTTAAGGACAGAAACCATATAAAGATTGACTGGACTCAAGAAGGATATGATGAAGCTATAAAGTGGGCAGAAGACACTATTCATTTAATTGAGAATGAAGAGAACTGGTTTCCTAATCCAGACTACTATTACTGCAATTATTTGTGTGGTCAACGTGAAAATGCCTGTGAATATAAGCCACAACCTACAAAGAAAGCTACAGATTCAAATTCTGGTTACTACAATCCCGAAACAGAATCATACGTTTAGGAGGTGGTTATGTGAGTAAAAATTATACTGTATACCACCTCCATACAGAAGATTCTCTTTTAGATAGTTGTACTAATTTTAAGTTGTATTGTGATAGAGCCGCCGAGTTAGGGCAGACTGCAATTTGCTTTACAGAGCACGGAAATACTTATAATAACATCGAAAAAAAGATGTATGCAAATAAAAAAGGTCTTAAGTACATGCATGGTGTTGAGATTTATTTAACACATTCACACGAAAACAAGGTTAGAGATAATTACCATACAATTCTTATTGCAAAGAATAAAGAGGGTATTAAAGAGATTAACCTGTTAATTGACGCTTCTACCAGAGAAGATCACATGTATTATAAGCCCAGAATCTCTTTTGAAGAGTTTTTTAATATATCTGACAACGTTATAAAAATATCTGCATGTTTGGCTTCTCCTTTAAGTAAATATCCAAGTAGTGTTGGAGATATTGCTTCTAGAATAGATAAAATTAACAAGGATAGAGAAGATGAAATAGTTTTAATATCGAATAGAATGGCAGATAAGAATGAAGAAGATAGGTGGATTCATTCTTATGACAATGCAGACTATGACCATTCAGTTCCTTGGGCATGGAGGTGTACTCCACATGAGGCATGGTGTGAGTATATTGAAAATGAAATTAAAAATGTTAATAAACGATGTGACGAACAAATTAGTTTATTAAATAAAGAAATTGATGTTGCAAAGGAAAACTATGAAAAACTCCTGAAATCTTATGACTATTATGAGATTCAGTATCACAAATCGTCAGACCAGATTAAGTATAATCAAATGCTTTATGAAGCTTCTAAGAAATATGGTAAACCACTTATCGCCGGTACAGATACACATAGCATTAATACATATAAGGCCGAGTGTAGAAGTATTTTGCAGAAAGCGAAACGTATAGAATTTTCTAACGAAGATGAATTTGATCTTACATATAAATCGTATGACGAACTTGTAGATATGTTTTGGCAGCAAGGTGCACTTCCCAGAAATGTGATTTTAGAAGCCATCGAAAATACAAATAGAATGGCAGATTCTGTTACAGATTATGAATTAGATACAGACTTCAAGTATCCGGTTTTATATGATAATGAAGAAGAAGTGTTTGTTCAACGTATTTATAAGATGTACCAGGATAAGCTAGATAAGGGAATTATAAAACCAGATCCAAGATATGAAGAGAATATTCAGGAAGAACTTAGAGTATTCAAAAAAATCGGTATGGTTGGCTTTATGTTGTTTATGTCTGAGTTGGTGTGCTGGTGTTGGGAGAATAATATTCCTATAGGATTTTGTAGAGGATCTGTAGGAGGATCTACTATTGCATATTTGACAGATATAATCGATGTTGATCCAATCGTTTGGAACACAGTATTCTCTCGATTCGCCAATGAGGATCGAAAAGAGATTGGTGATATTGATTTGGACATAGCTCCTTCGCAGCGACATCTGGTATACGAACATATTATTGAAAAATTCGGAGAAGATAAGACAGCTTATATTTTGGCTATTGGCACTATTTCAGACAAAGGAACTATTGATGAAATAGGAAGAGCATTAAATATTCCGTTAGATGAAGTTAAGCAGATTAAAGAATTATATTCTTTGTACACAGATACAATTCAAAATAATATAGACAAAATTAAGAAGATAGAATCAACTAGAGATTTTGAAAAGAATGATAAGTTACTTCAAGAAAAAGCAGAGTGCGAAAATAAAAAGACACAAGCCGAAAAATCCTTAAAGTATTTAAAGGAAAATCAATATAAAGAGTTGTTTTATTACTTTGATGGCTTGGTAGGAACTGCAATTTCTCAATCAATGCATCCAGCAGGAATCATTGTAAGTCCAGTTACACTTCCAGATAACTATGGTACGTTTTGGTCAAAAGATGGCAAGAGGATTATCAGTGTTAACATGGAAGAAGTTCATGAAGTTTCTTTAGTTAAATATGACCTTCTTGGATTAAAAAATATAGATATTATAAAGGATTGTTGTGAGTTGGCGCGTATTCCATATCCCAAATCTCACACAGTAAATTGGGAAGATAAGGAAGCGTGGAATCATATTGTTGATAGTCCTGTTGGAATCTTCCAGTTCGAAAGTAAATTTGCATATGATTCACTCAAGAGATTTGGCTGTAGAAGAGTAAACGACTTGTCTCTTGTAAATGCATCGATTCGTCCTTCTGGAGAAAGTTACAGAGATAAACTTCTTGACCATAAACCTAATAAGAATCCATCTGAAATCATTGATGATTTACTTAGTGCTAATAATGGGTTCCTTGTATTTCAGGAGGATACCATTAAGTTCTTAACAAATATTTGCGGATTAAGTGGATCTGCTGCAGACAATATCAGACGAGCAATTGGTCGTAAGCAAAGAGACAGATTAGAAGCTGCTTTGCCAAGTATCCTAGAGGGATATTGCAGTAAATCAGACAGACCGAGAGAAATAGCAGTACAAGAAGCCAACGAATTCCTAAGAATTATCGAAGACAGTTCAAACTATCAGTTCGGATATAATCATTCTACTGGGTATTCAATGATTGGTTATATATGTGGATATCTTAGATATTATTATCCAAGAGAATTTATCACTGCATATCTGAATAATGCAAACAATGAGGATGATATTAAATCCGGCACCGAACTTGCCAAACAGTTACAAATCCCTATACATAGTATCAAATTTAGGCATTCTACGGCGAAATATTCTTGCGATGAAAACGGCATTTATAAAGGTATTGCATCTGTAAAGTTTCTTAATGATGATGCTGCGAATGATTTGTATTCCATTAAAGATGAAAAGTTTGATACATTCATTGATTTATTGGCAAAAATTCAGAATCTTAGAGTTGATAGTAGAAAGCTAGAAATCCTTATTAAGCTAAATTTCTTCTCTGAATTTGGAGGCATTAATTATTTATTAAAATGTAATGATGTGTTTAACAAGTATTACGGCAAAAAGCAGATGAAAAAAGAAAAATTGTTTGAAGATGGATTGGATTTTGATGTTGTAAGAAAGTACGCAGCCAAAGAAACTCCAAAGATGTTTTCTGGTTTAGATAGTGTAGGTTTGTTAAACGAACTAACATCTGCAATTCCAAATGAAAAGACAAGTTTAAGAACGATTATTGCATATCAAATAGAAAACCTTGGATATGTAGATATAGTAGACAAGAAATACGCCGGTTATTGTATAGTGACAGACTTGAATGTTGATTTTTCACCAAAGCTCAAACTGTATGCATTGGCAAATGGCAATACCATCCCTGTAAAAATTGATAAAAAGACATTTGCTGCCAACCAGGTAAAACGTGGAGACATTATAAAAGTTGAACGTCAATACAAAAAGAACAAAATGAAAAAAGAAAATGGTCAGTGGGTACAATCTGATGAAAAAGAATGGTGGCTCTCTGATTATAGGATATGTCGAGAGGTGATATAAAATAGCGTTAAAAACAAAATATTTAATTGGAGAAAGATATCAGAATAATCAAGGCAGTTGGTACACTATAATTTCTTACGCAGATAGTAATAGGCGAAGAAATATAAAATTTGATAGTGGCTATGAGTGTTGTGCCATAATTAAACAATTAAATAATGGAAAAGTTCAAGACTTGGGTAAGCCAACGTATTATGGAATTGCTTGCGCAGGTATGAAAGATGCAACTAAACATTTTCTTTTTAGTCGATGGATTAATATGATTGGTAGATGCTATAACCCAAAACATGCTGGATATAAGTTTTATGGAGCTAAGGGAGTTACAGTTTCTAAAGAATTGTTAAATTTTAAAAGCTATGTCGAAATAATAGAGCAATTACCTAACTATAATTATTTAGTTGAAAATCCAGACATTTGGGATATAGATAAAGATTATAAATCTAGTCAAGAAAAAATATATTCGAAAACTACTATATGCATTATGAAAAAGGAAAAGAATATTGAATTGGAAAACAGAAACAAAAAAATAAAAATACAACAATTTACATTAGACGATGAATTTGTTGAAACTTTTGAAAGCATATGGGAAGCCGAAATAATTACAGGGATCTGTAGAGGTAATATAGCAAGAGTCATTAGAGGTGAATCTCATACGGCTGGTGGGTATAAATGGAGGAAATATTTTGATACAGAGTTTTAAGTATACAGAACGGGAACTCGACGAATTAGTAAATAGCATGATAATACTTATAGATACGAGAGAACGTAAAGCAGATCACATTACTGAAAGTTTTGACAAGAATGGTATTGCGTATAAAAAGAAAGCTCTTGATTACGGAGACTACAGTTTTGCATTGCCCCAAAATGATGCTTTGTCTATTCCAAGAGATATGTATTTTGATCAGAAAATTTGCATTGAAAGAAAAGCTAGTCTAGAAGAAGTTAGTGGTAATTTGACTTCGGAGCGAGATCGATTTGAAAAAGAACTTTGTCTTGCTCCAAAGACAAAAGTGTTGTTGATTGAGAATGCTAATTACTCTGATGTTGTGACTGGAAATTACCAAACACAATATAATAAAAAGTCATTCCTAGCATCATTGCATAGTTTTTGGTTCAAATACGACATTCCAATTATGTTTATGCCAGACAATAAGTATTCAGCTTTATTCATAAAGAAATATTTTGAATATTATTTGAAGAATTATTTAAGGTAAATTAAAGGAGAAATATGAGAGAGTTAAGAGTAATTATAGCAGGAAGTCGAGATTTTAATGATTATGAGTTGTTAAAGAAATCTGCCATTGAAATTATTACGAATAAAACTATCTTTCCGGATTTAACAACAATTGTTAGTGGTGGTGCTAGAGGAGCTGACAAATTGGGCGAACGTTTTGCCGATGATATGGGACTAGAAATAGTAAGATTTATTCCGGATTGGGATAACCTTGGTAAACGTGCTGGATATGTAAGAAATGAAGAAATGGCAAAGTTCTCTGTGCAAGATGGCAATGAAGGCATGTTAATTGCGTTTTGGGATGGGGAATCAAGAGGAACCAATCATATGATTAATTTAGCAAAGAAGCATGGATTAGAAGTGCATGTAATTAATTATAAAGCATAGACGTAACTAAATAAAATTACAAGAGGAATAAAAATGAAGAACAAAAATAAATTTAATGTATTTGAGCCTATGTTGGCAAATTTTGAAACTGACTTAGTTAGAGATTACTTCGCAGATATGGTACAAGAAATTCCGGACATTATATTCACCATGCCAAGTAGCACTTCTGGGAAATATCACAATAAGACTCAGTGTGAAGTTTATGGGCAAGTATATCATGCATATATGTTTTCTGAAATTTTGAATTATAGATTAAACCTTAAAGGCAATAAGGAGAAGTATAACGATCCAATTCTTCGTGATTGTATGAGATGTATACCGATTTTTCACGATGCCATAAAGTGCGGACCGAATGGATCTCAACATACAGTGCACGAGCATCCAATGTTAGCTCACGATTGGGTTTTAAATACAGTAGTAGAACATGATATTGATTCAAAATTAAAAAAAGTTATTGCCGAGATGTGTGCAGCTCATTCTGGTGAGTGGACTACCAGTAAAAGAAGTAAAGTGGTACTTCCTGAGCCTAAGAATGATATGGAACTATTTATTCACGAATGCGACATTCTTAGTTCAAGAAATAATATTGATATGATTATTTCTGATGAGTTAAAAGAATTACTCCAAGTCAACTTCCCAGTAAATGTAGCATTGCCTGATATTAATACATACGAAATGCCTTTCGGAAAACATGCTGGTACTTTACTGAAGAATGTGCCAAATGATTATATTTTATGGTTGGCCAAACAGAATCTCAAAGAGCCATTAAAAACATTCGTAGGACAGATTTTAAGAGGAGAAGCATAAATGAGTAGAGAAAAGACTTATGTAACTTCTGGCATTGGGATTGGTTCTGCATTGGCTATATGTATGTCGTGGACAGCGTGGGAGAGTATCGGTTGGGCAATTTTACATGGATTACTTGGATGGATCTATGTAATCTACTATGCGTGTACGTATATGTAATTAGTTATTTTTTTTGATGATAAGTAAATAAAATTAAATGGAGAGATATAAATGACTAAACATAAACTAACAATGATTGAGCTATTTTCAGGTATTGGTGCTCAAAAAAGAGGAATAGATAATACTGAATTATATGATTTAGAAGTAGTTGCAACATCAGACATTGATAAAGAAGCTGTAGTAGAATACGCGGCAATTCATCATGGATTAACAAATGAGATGGTTGAAAATTATGAAAACTATCCCAATAGAGAAGAGATGGTAGAAGAGTTAAAAGCTCGCAATATTGGTATGGATTTCGACAAAGATAAAATGTATGATTGGGATAAGCTTTTAAAAAAGAAGACTAAAGATATTGAGAAGTATTGGCTTGCAATGACTCTTCAGAATAATCTTGGAGACATTAGTAGAATTGAGCAGTTGCCGGAAGCAGATTGTTGGTTTTATAGCTCGCCATGTCAATGCTTCAGTTTGGCCGGTAAACAAGATGGCTTGGCAGCAACATGTAATGCTTGTGGACAGAAATACAATCCTATGGATTATGATGTAGAACATAGATATATTTGTCCTCATTGTGGTTCTGATGATATTAAAGGAACAAGATCGGGATTGTTGCTTGAAGTAGAAAGATTGCTTATCAAAGCAATTGAAACAAATACTGCACCTAAATATCTTTGCTTAGAAAATGTAAAGAATCTTGTAGGAAAGCAGTTTAAACCAGATTTTGATGCTTGGATTAAGAGATTGGAGTATTTGGGTTATAACACTCCTTGGTCTGTACTCAATAGTAAGACGTGTGGCGTACCCCAAAATAGAGAACGCGTTTTCGCTTTTAGTGTTCGCAAAGATATTGATGCCGGAAAATTTACATTTCCCATCCCATTCGATACTGGTATACGCCTTAAAGATGTCCTAGAAAAGAATGTGGACGAAAAATACTACATAAATACCGAACGTGCTACAAATCTTATTAAGCAATTAATTGACAAAGGACAATTAAAGCTAGAACGTCAATCTATATTGGTAAAAAATCAAGCTACAGAATATTCTAGAACAATTGATACCGCAAATACATTAATGGCAAGAGATTGGAAAGGATTTGGCAATCAAGATATGGTTGCAGTTGTAGAGTCTGAAACGCTTGATAGCGCGGAAAGAATTGGAGGCATGTTTGATGGCGATACAAAACATCAAGCTGGTTCTGTTTGGAACACAAATGGTTTAGCACCAACTTTAGACACAATGGCCGGCGGATTAAGACAACCTTGTATTGTAGACGAAAGTAATCAAAATAATATTTACGATGAACTCTCGGAAACAAAAAATGGTGTAGAATACAATGAAACTATTTATCGCATTCGTAAATTGACTCCGAGAGAATGCTTCAAATTGATGGGGTTTGAATTTGAAGATTGGGATAAATGTGTAGCAGTAGGATGCTCTAATACTGCAGGCTATCGTGCGGCAGGAAATTCAATTGTGACGGACTGCATTAAATTGCTGTTTGAGCATCTTTACAAAGCACAGTATGATGAATCTTATGTTTGTACGGACGAAAAATGTGTAAATTTTACGAAACCAGAAGTGGAGTAATATCTGCTTCTGGAGAAGACACTTTTAAACCACAATTACTTACTGGTTTTGGAGAAATAAATTTTGGCAAACAATTCAGACAAGGAAACAGGGTATATTCAAGTGACCATATTGCAATGGCATTAAATGCTCAACCTGTAGGAAATATGGGTGGAAATTCATATTTATATGTTGTTAAAGATGAAGATAAAGAAGCTTATATACTAGATGATTTGTATGCAAATCGTGAACTGAGATTATATGAGGAATGTCCAACACTTCGTAGTGAAAGATCTGGATTAAAAGTAATAGAGGAATTTCCGGTTTGTTGTGCTATGCGTGGTAGATATAATGAAGACGGTAAAATCGAACAACAACTAGAAATTAATTCTTGCGATTATTGCAATGCTATTACCACAGTAGGAAAAGACTGCATGATATTGGAAAGGACAGATGATAAAGAGTGTTATGCCTTAAGATATCAACGCAATGAATATGCAAAAGCAATCCGTAAAGACTATGAGGCTGGAAAAATTCAAGAGCGCAGATGCAATATGAGAGAGTATACAATTAGAGAAGATGGCTGTTGTAATACGATTTCAACAGTAATAAAAGACAATTATATTTTGGAAGTTGAAGAAATATACAATATAGATGAATAAAATTAAATACCAAGTATTGACAAAGCATTCATTTGATGGTAATGTATAAGGGAACAGAAATATATCTGTTCCTTTATTTTAAAAATAAGTAAATAAAATTATATGCGAAAGACGGAAAAAGGAGAAGCAAAATGTTACACGCCTATCAAAAGCCATTAAAAGGTAATATTGGAATTGTATTCGGCTCATTCGCACCATTACATCAGGGTCATTTGGATTTGATAATGAGAGCAAAGAAAGAAAACTCTGGAGGAGCATTAGTAATTGTTTGTGGATATGACGGAGACAAAGGTGAGCCGTTAATGCCACACAGAAAGAGATATCGTTATGTTCGTGAGTTTTTTGCAGATGACGATTTAGTTGCTGTTTATGCGATTAATGATACAGAAATTGGACTTGATAGATATCCTAATGGTTGGATTGGTTGGATGAACGAGTTTGAGAAAATATACAAAAAGGCCGTTGAATATCCAAAAGTGGAAGTACCTACAATGGGAACGATGGATAGAACCTGGTATGTAGGAGACCAGACATATTATGACGATCTCATCAACATGTGGCACGAAAAAGCAGTACTTGTTGATAGAACATCTGACAATCCTATATCCGCAACAATGATTAGACAGAATCCTGTTAAGCATTGGGATAAAATTACTCTTCCTTTCAAGAGAATTTTCAGCACCAACATTCTTATTACCGGAACTGCAAGTGAGGGAAAGTCTACATTGGTTACAGACTTAGGTAAGTATTTCAACGCTCCGCACAGTCATGAGTGGGCTAGAGATTACATGGTTGAAAGTTGCGTTAGCGACTGGGAACTTGATTGTGCAGACTTTCTTGCGTTTCTTGAAGGTCAGTATAATCACAATAAAGAGTGTATTAACTCGCCAGGCAACCATGGAATATTCTTTGCTGATACGGATAGTTTAGTTACTAATATGTATTCTCAATATTATTCAAAAGATCCTAGCTGCATTTTGAAAGAAGAAGAGTACAACGAAAAAATCAAACCTGTAGCTTACGAATATGCAAAGAAGAGTAGATGGGATAAGATTTTTCTTGTTGTTCCTCATGGTATTTTTGTTGATGATCATTCGAGATTTATGGCTCATTCCGGTATGAAAGAAAGACAAGAGTTGTTTGGTATTCTGAAACAGAGTCTCATTGAAGTTGGTGATTGGGGTAAGGTTACTATTCTCGATGGAAATTATTATGAAAACTTTATTGCAGTAAAAGAATATGTGGAAAAAGAGGTACTAATAGGTGAATAAAATTACAAATATGCTAAATAGAGAGTTTCTGAATGGTTATTCGATTTTTGATCGAATGTTTATGATTACAATGTTATTGGTACAGATAGTTGTCTTCTGTATTGCACCAGATTCGTTACTAGGAATTATTGCAGGAATTAGCGGAGTTATTTCTGTTGTATTGTGTGCGAAAGGTAAGATTTCATTTTACTTTATTGGTTTTATACAAACCATAAGTTATTTGATTTTGTCTTGGCAGAATTGTTTTTATGGTGAAGTATTGGAGAACATATTCTACCTTGTGACTATGATTTGGGGAATCTTTGTATGGAAAAACAATTCAACCGTAGATGAAGATGGATCAGCACATGTAGATGCTTTGAAGTTTACGCCTTTAAAGTGGATTGCTTCAATTGTTGGCACAGGAATTTGTACTTTGGGCATGGGATATTGGCTAACTACAATCGGAAGTCATCAAGCATATACAGATGCTGCTACTAATGTACTAGCAATTTTTGCTCAGATTTTAATGGTTAAGAGATATAGAGAACAGTGGATTTGGTGGCTTGTAATAGATGTTATTTGTATAAAGATGTGGTTTGTAGCTGGCAATTGGTCGATGGTTGCAATGTACATAGCATGGACTATTAACTGTATTTACGGTTGGTATAATTGGAATAAGCTGGAGAAAGAAAATGATTAAGAAAATTGATAAGAAAAACAAATTTGTATCTGTGTTTAATCCCAATACAGGGTTCTATATGAGAAGTGGAGTTATTGAGAACGGAAAAGACACAGGTGTAGATCCCTTTATGACTAGTTATCCTGAATTACTTGATATTGGAATTATGGGGCATTGCGTTCATGGATCTAGTGGATTGTGTATTAAATCAGGCGTTCAGTGTTATCAGAATGGATTGAAGACTAAATTTCCTAATATGTCTTTTGAAAACTTCAAGAGAATTGTAGATGAATGTAAAGGCAAGACATTTCAGTTCGCATTGGGTGGCAGAGGTGATGTAGACCAACATGAAGATTTTGAAAAAATCCTTAGATACTGTAGAGAAAATGGCATTGTGCCAAATTTCACATCTTCCGGATTAGGTTTCACAGATGAGATTGTAGCACTTTGTAAGGAATTATGCGGAGCAGTTGCAATCAGTTGGTATCGCCAGGAACACACATATAGAGCAATTCAGATGTTGTTAGATGCAGGAGTTAAGACAAATATCCACTATGTATTAGGAAATAATTCCATTGACGAGGCTATTACAAGATTAAGAAGCAACGATTTCCCCAAAGGCATTAACGCAATAATTTTCTTATTACATAAACCTGTTGGTTTGGGTCAGGAAAATAATGTATTGGACATCAATGATGATAGAGTAAAAGAATTCTTTAATATTATTGACACTTGCCAATTTGATTTTAAAATTGGTTTCGATTCTTGTACAGTTCCGGCGCTTATTAATATAACTTCTAATATCAACGAGGATAGTTTTGATACATGTGAGGGTGGAAGATGGTCCGCATATATTACTTCTGATATGAAGATGTTACCTTGTAGCTTTGATAATCAGGATATGAGATGGGCATATGACATTTCAAATGATACAGTACAAAATGCGTGGAATAGTAAACAATTTGAGGATTTTCGCGATCATTTTAGAAACTCATGTAAAGGTTGTAGTAGACAGTTAGAATGTAGAGGCGGTTGCCCAATTCGGAGACAGATCGTTTTATGCAACAAAGAGGAGAAGGACTTATATGAAAGTAAGGAAAGATTTTGTGACTAATTCATCTAGTAGCAGTTTTATCATCGCCAAAAGAGAGAATTGTACTATTGATGAAATAAGAAATAAATTAAAAGAATATAAAAAAGATATTGAATATAACTTGGACATGTTTGATTTAAATTCTGACGATGAATCAGTGGAAATATTCATAGAAGATTTATCCAGGAAGTTATTTAGAAAGCCAAAAGATATGCAACTCGGAGATTGGACTGTATCAGCAGTTGAATATTCTAGTGAAGATGATGAATTTGGAGCTTTTATGTATGACTGTGGATATAACATTGTTACAGAAAATTTTAAGGTGGGATAAAATGAAAATACGTTCTGATTATGTAACAAATTCGAGTAGTAGTAGTTTTATTATTTCTAAGAAATATCTTGACTATGACCAATTATTAGCTATTAGAGAACATGGGAAGTTAGGAGAAAAATTAGGACTTGATTGCTGTGATGAAACCTGGGATATTGACGAGAATGAAAACTATATAACCGGATATACATGGATGGATAATTTTGATATGGATACTTTCTTGGAAAAGATTGAAGTAAATAGCAGAAATATAAGTTGGAGCGAATATCCATTCAGTCTACAAGAAGAAAATGATAAATCCATTTATAACGGTTCAGATTGGAGGAAATTATTAAATGAAGATTAGAAGCGATTATGTAACCAATAGTTCAAGTAGTAGCTTTGTTGTTTGTAAAAAAGATATTGGTAAGGAAAATGCAGAGTATATTGAGAATAATTTTACACACGTTGATCATGATGAGCTATTAAACATGTGTGTATCTTGTGATGTGGATGATGTTTATTATTTGGTTGATTACAACAAAGACGATGACGAAATGCACATTTGGGTAAGAAGAGATGAAGCAATGTATGACGATAGGATTGATGATATTCTCTGGGATTTTGACAGAAACGATATATCACCCAAATTTGATTACCATTATTAGGAGTTCTTGAGATGAAGATTAGAAGTGACTATGTAACAAATTCGAGTAGTAGCAGCTATATTATTGCATATAAAACTCTTCCAGAAATTGACGAAGAGACTTTAGTAAAGTATCCGTTCTTAAAGAATTATGGGAAGTTGATTGAAAAGGCTCTGTTTACAGAGGGAGAATACGATACAACGGCAGGTGAGGTATCAAGAACTAAAGAAGAATATGATGAGGATTTTGTATCATATTATGGTTGGGGTAGATATCAGACTGTAGAAAGTATTCTTAAAGATGATAGTTATTTGACAAACATATACAATAGATCAATCGAGCATTTAGAGAAAGGATTTAATATATTGAGAAAGTCTGTTGATTATAATGACACATATTGTGTAAATATGCTTCGTGAATTAGCAGAAGACAAAGAAAATTTCGTTATCTTGGAGGACGATTAAATGAAGATAAGAACAGACTTTGTTACAAATAGTAGTAGTTCGTCATATATTATTTGCTTTGCAAGAATTGTTGATGAAGAAAAAGCCAATAAAATTATAGAAAAGCACAATCTAAATTCAAATGTATTTGATAAAGATGGCGTAAAAAAAGAAATGCGTTGGGGTGATCTAGGAGCAGATTGGGCTGGAGCAACAATTTGGGGAGTTGATAAAATCCTAGAAGCACATCCTAATAATAAATATATCATTATTGAAGACTGGCTGGATGCTGATTGGGATGATGAAACAGAAGAAGATGTTTTTTATTATGACTTTAGTATGAACGATGCAATTGATGATGTTACAGTAGAAAATGGTTTTGATAATATTGAAGTTGCAGAAGGTGAAGGAAGGAATGGATGATTAAATGAAGTTTAGAAAGGATTTTGTAACAAATAGTAGTAGTTCAAGTTATGTTTGCGAGATTTGCGGACGTACTGAAAGCGGATGGGACATGTGTTTGTCTGAAGCAGAAATGATGGAGTGTGTAAATGGACATACCTTCTGTTGTGATGAAGCGTTAGAAAGACCATCAAAGAAAGATTTAATTAAAATGATTTTAGAGAACGAGTGGAATAAGGACGCATGGGATTCAGAACTCAGAGATAGTAGAGACTATACAGAGGATGAATTGCTTATTATGGAAGAAGATGATTTATGGGATAACTTCTGTAGTGAGAGTGGATATTACGGAGTTCCTGAATGCGTATGTCCGATATGCCAGTTTATTGAATACTCAGAGTATGATCTTAGTGCTTATTTATTAAAAGAATACGGTGTTTCAAGAGCTGAAGTATTTGCAGAAGTTAAGGCATTAAATAAGAGAAGAAAAAAACTGTATGAGAATGAATATATTACATATGTTTGTAAGAAGTTTGATCTCAATCCGACTGAAATTGTATCAAATTGGAAAGAAAAATTTGGGACTTATAGCAAGTTTAAGGAATGGTTAAGAAAGTAATTTATTAATAGTATTGGAGAGTGAATAAAATAATGAATACACTTGTTATTGTTGATATGCAAAATGATTTTATTGATGGAAGTTTGGGAAGTCCGGAGGCTCAGGCAATTGTACCTAGAGTAGTAGAAAAACTGAATAATATTGATATGACAGACACATTAGTTCTATTTACTAAGGACACACACTATGATGATTATCTTGACACATTTGAAGGCAAGATGCTGCCAGTTAAACATTGTATTGAGAATACTCCTGGTTGGAGCATTAATAAGGAGATTTCAAGTGTAGTTGATAATAGGGAAGGTGCTTTGACATATTCCTCTAAGACAATTAAGCATAGTCGAATTTATAAAAATACATTTGGTTCTGATGATTTAAGAGATTTCTTTGTAAAGCATAAGGATGAAATTGACGAAATTGAGTTCGCTGGCCTTTGTACCGACATCTGTGTGATTTCTAATGTGCTTATGGCAAGACAGGAAATGCCAGATAAAGTTATTACAGTAGACGCAAGTTGTTGTGCCGGCGTCACACCTGAGAAGCATAGGGCAGCACTTGAAGTAATGAAAAGTTGTCAGATTAATGTGATTAACGAGTAAGGATCAAGGAATGTATATAGTTAATTTTTTCAAACATTTTAAGAAAGTATGCAAACATAAGTATTGGGTATTTCGATACTGTGTAAAAGCTCGTATCCCTTTACAAGGATTACTTCATGATATGTCTAAATTCTCTCCAGTAGAATTCTTTGAGAGTGTGAAATACTACCAGGGAACAAGTAGTCCAATTGATGTTGCTAAGAAAGTTAATGGATACTCTAAAGCATGGATGCACCACAAGGGGCGCAATAAACACCACTATGAGTACTGGCAGGATTGCTTTGACCAGGGAGGAATTGCTCTTGAAATACCTATGAAGTATAAAAAAGAGATGATTTGCGACTATATAGGTGCTGGTCGTGCTTATTACGGTAAAACATTTACTATTGAAAAAGAATATGAATGGTGGCAAAACAAGAAAGCAAAACCTATTGCGATGCATGAAAACGATTTGGCATTTTTAGATGAGTTTTTTGAAATGTGTATGTCTCACGGAGAGACAGCAGCATTTGAATTGCTGAGAAATAAATAAAAGGAGAAATTTAGTTATGAACTTAACACAGATTGTCACAAGCTTGCTTTCAAATGATATGTATAAATTTAGTATGGGACAAGCTATTTTTCACCAGTTCTCTGATTACAAAACCACTTGGACATTTAAATGTAGAAATAAAGATGTTCACTTTACAAATGAGATGGTAGAAGAAATTAAAGAACAAATTGCCGAGTATTGTAAGATTCGTTTTGCAGAAGACGAACTTGAATATTTGAAATCTATTAAATGGATTAAGGAAAGTTATGTTGATTTTTTGAGATTGTGGCATCCTAGATTTGAAGATTTTACCATTACAACAGATGGGAATTGTGGATTATCTATTGAGACTGAAGGTACTTGGCTAAATACATCTATGTATGAAATTCCGGTACTTGCCATTGTGAATGAAGTATATTTCCGTATGGCACACGATTATAACAGACTCATTGACAGTTTTAAGGAGAAACTTGAAGAAAAAATAGGCTGGATTGAAAGTGGGAAAATGTATTTGCCTGCATTTAGTGAGTTTGGACTTAGACGCCGTCTTTCTTCTGAGGCTCAGGAACTTGCCGTAAAGAGACTTTCCGAAGCAAAATACTGTGCATCTACATTTGTTGGCACATCTAATGTATACCTTGCAAAGAAGTACGGCATTACTCCTGTAGGAACGATGGCTCACGAATGGATTATGTGCGTTGGACAAGGTAATCATAAACATAATCCGGCGTATTCAAATTGGTATTCATTAGAAGCGTGGGTAAAAGAATACGGTATATTAAACGGAACTGCATTAACTGATACCATCACAACGGATTGTTTTTTAAAAGATTTTCAACTTACATATGCAACATTGTTTAGCGGTGTACGTCATGACAGTGGCGATCCTAAGGAGTGGGGAGACAAGATGATTGAACATTATAAATCTCTTGGAATTAACCCTATGAGTAAAACACTACTTTTTAGCGATAGTCTTGATTTTAAAAAGGCTGATGAGTTGTTCAGATATTTTAATGGTAGAGCAAAAGTTGCATTTGGAATTGGTACATATCTATCTAATGATACATGTGTTTCACCTCTCAATATTGTTATGAAAGTAACAAAATGCAATGGTCAAGACGTAGCGAAAATATCTGATACACCAGGAAAAGGTATGTGCAAGAATCCTGAGTATGTTGATTATTTGCAGAGATGTATTAATTGGAGGATGAATAATTGAAACCATATGATGTAGGTCTTGTATGCGGAAGATTCCAGACATTGCATAAAGGACATGAAAAGTTAATTGATACAGGATTATTGTTATGCGATAGATTACTTATTTTAGTAGGAAGTTCTCAGTTGTCTGGAACGGAGAGAAATCCACTAAACATCGAAACTCGCATTAGAATGTTAAGAGAAGTATATGGTAATTCTCCTAATATCATGATTTATGGTTTGGCAGATTTGAGTAGTGAAGATGATATCAGTCCTGAATGGGGTAAGTATTTATTAGAAAATGCAAAAAAATATATCCATAAAAATCCTGATATTATGATTTATGGTAACGACGAGAGTAGAAGTGCATGGTTTCAGAAAGAAGACTTAAAGAACACTGCTGAATTAATCATCAATAGAACACAGCTACCTATTTCTGCAACTATGATGCGAAAATATATGGCTGATGACGAAAGAGAAAAGTGGATGGAATGTGTTAATCCTAGATTGCACAAGCTATATGATGAAATTCGTGCCGAGTTAATGGAAGTGAAATTTTATAAGGAGAAACAATATGTTTGATGCAAAGAAAGTAAAAAATGAAATAGTTCAGTGGCTTAGAGATTGGTTCTCTGAAAATGGCCAGGACTGTAATGCTATAATTGGTATTTCCGGTGGTACTGATTCTTCTGTAGTGGCTGCGCTTTGTGTAGAGGCACTGGGGAAAGAAAGAGTTATTGGTGTGTTAATGCCACAAAATACTCAAAGTGATATTGAGTACTCTCATAAATTATGTGAGTTTTTGGATATTAAGAATTATGTAATTGACATTGGAAAAGTAGTAGATGATTTGCTGAATCTTATTTTGTTAAGATCTGGTCTTGAAATATCAGAACAAACCAAAACTAATTTACCTCCTCGTATTCGTATGTCTACTTTGTACGCAGTATCTCAGAGCGTGAATGGTAGAGTTCTTAACACATGTAACCTTTCCGAAGATTGGGTAGGATATAGTACACGCTACGGAGATAGTGCTGGCGATGTAAGTCCTCTTGCAAATCTTACTAAAACAGAAGTTAAGGCTATTGGTTATGAATTAGGATTGCCGGTAGAACTAATTGAAAAAGTTCCTTCCGATGGTCTTTGTGGTAAAACAGACGAGGACAATCTTGGATTTACATATGCCGAATTAGATAAATACATTCGTGAAGGTGTTATCGAAAACGTTGATCATCAGGAGCGTATTGAATATTTGCATAATAGGAATTTATTCAAGATGCAGCAAATGCCTTGTTTTCCTTATAAAACTGAGGACAAGCCATGGAATTAAAAGAAGCTTTAGAAAAACAACTTAGTTTTTGTGTAACAAATCCAGGATATAAATGCGGAGTATATGTTAAAAACGGCAAGAAAATAAAAAGAGTAATTGATTATATTAAAGACTTTGAGCTTATACTTAAAAATGATGCAATTATGATAGTTACAAATCGGTGGGAATCTTTTGTTGAATTAAAAAATGGGAGTAGAATTAGAATTTCAATAGCAAGTGAAAATTGCAGAGGGCAAAGACATAATGGTGCAATCATAGATAAAGATATTGATTATCAAATTTTAAGCAACATTATATTCCCCAAATTTATACCTATGCGTAACTATGAAACGGAACAATTTGAGCCATGGGAAAATGTAACCAAAAGAGTTTTCTATGTTTGGATTTAGATTGTAGGTGATAAAATGGCATGTAAAAACTTTAGATGTACAGTTAGAGATGATGGAGTATGCTGCTTTGAATGTCCTGACTATGTGGAATGTAATTTTCCTTGTTATCATGCATTTATGAACGGATTCACAAGAGGAAATCATAAATCAGATTGTGAATATTATAAAGATGATCAAATTTGGTCTTGGAATGAAACAGATACCGAAGAATGGTCACATGGCATGTTTGAATCAAAAGAAGAAGCCATAGAAGATGCTTTAAACACTATAGATGTGTTTAATCTTAAAATCGATACAATTCATGTAGGCAGATGTGAAATTGTTCCGTTGCCGACAGGTGTTGATTCTGAATCTATTCTTATGGACTTAGATGAGCAATATTGTGACGAAACTGGCTGCGAGAATTACATATATGAAGGCGTAACAGAAGAGCAGACTAAGTGGCTAGAGGATGAATTGTCTGCTTTGATAGTAGAATTTCACAAGATGATTGGACTGAAATCAAATTGGTTTAAGGTGATTGAACAGGAAGAAATTGATTTGAGCGAATATGAAAAGTAAATAAATTATATAGGTAACAGATATGAACATTGAACAGATTAAAGCAACACTTAACTCAACTGAATATGACTTTTTAAGAACCAATGAGCATCTAGGACATAACATTATTCTCCTTGGACTTGGAGGATCCCATGCTTATGGAACAAATACTCCAGAGTCGGATTTGGATTGTAGAGGCATAGCCTTGAATCGTAAAGAAGATATTCTTACAAACCAGAACTTTGAGCAATTTGTTAATGAACAGACTGATACGACAATTTATTCATTTAATAAAATTGTTGCATTGCTCTCAAATACAAATCCTAACACAATTGAGATGCTTGGTTTAAAGCCAGAGCACTATTTGTATTTACATCCTATTGGGGAAGAATTGATTAAACATAGAAAGCTTTTCTTATCAAAGAAAGCAGTTCACTCATTTGGAGGATATGCGAACCAACAGCTTTATCGTTTAAATCAAAAAGCTGCACATCAGTTATCACAAACTGGACTGGAGCAACACATTCTTAAAACATTAGAGTTTATGAAGTATGACTTTAATAAGAAATATTCTTCATTTCCTGAAGATAGCATAAATCTTTATATTGATAAAGCAGTTCAACCAGGTTATGATACAGAGATTTTTATGGATGTAAGCTTGCATCATTATCCTCTTCGTGATTATGCTTCTATGTGGAGTGAACTGCAGAACACTGTAAAAGCTTACGGCAAGATTGGCAAACGTAATGAGAATGCCTTAAGTCATGGAAAAATATCGAAACATATGATGCATTTGATTCGTTTATATATGATGTGCTTAGACATCTTGGAAAATGAAGAAATTATTACATATCGTTCGAAAGAGCATGATTTATTAATGGATATTCGTAATGGCAAATACTTAGATAAAAATGAGCAGCCAATACCAGAATTTTTTGAAATGGTAGATTATTATGAAAACAGGCTAGATTATGCAAAAACCAATACATCTCTGCCAGACAACCCTAATTACAAGGCAATCAACGAATTTGTGGCAAGCGTAAACGAAAGAGTGGTAAAAGATGAAATCTAACATTAAAATCCCAAAACTTTATATTATGGTTGGTTTATCAGCTTCCGGTAAATCAACCATAGCAAAACGAATAGCAGAAGCAGAAGATTGCATTATAGTTTCTTCGGACGTCATTAGAGGAGAAATATGTGAAGGTGGTGTTGCGGACCAGAGTAAGAATGAAGAAGTATTTAAGATTTTTCATAAAAGAATAAGAGAAAATCTTCGTTCCGGTCATAATGTAATCGCAGATGCCACTAATATTACAATTAAATCCAGAACAGCTATTTTTGAAGCCATTAGAAGAATAGAATGTTATCCCATTGCTTATGTTGTGCCAAAGAAGATAGAAGATTGTCTTCTGGACAACATATCTTCAGAAAGAATGCATTCTGTTCCAGATGAAGTTATTTATAAGCAGCGTGGAAAGTTCCAGGTTCCATTCTACGAAGAAGGCTTTAAAGAAATTATCATTCATAAGTTTAGAAATGAAACAGTTGATTCCAATTTCTTAACTGATTGTTATAATCAGATGAAAGGGTTTGATCAGAAAAATCCACATCATAATATGGATTTATATGAACATAGTGATTTTGTTAAAAAGAAATTTTTAGCGATGAGCAACTATGCTTGGCTTATATATGGAACCGGAGCATCACTTCATGATGTTGGTAAATTGTTTACACAGACTTTTGACGAAAGTGGCATAGCACATTATTATCAGCACGAGAACGTAGGAGCATATTATTTATTGTCCAATTTGGAAAGTGCTAAATTGCATAGAGATTATTCTGATGAAGAATATTTAGAAATACTATTTCTGATAAATTATCATATGATGCCTTTTAACTGGAACAATCAAAAAGTTCATAAAAAATGGAATAAGGTATTTGGCGAAGAAAAATATAAGATGCTTTTGGATTTTCATGAGTGCGACAAAATGCGCTATTGGCATAAGTGAATAAAATTATATGTTGACATTTGGATAAACAAATGTTATCTTATATAATAGGTAAATAAAATTACGCGACATTTGGAGGAATATATGAAGCGACAAATTAGAAGAAATGTATTCGAAAGCAATTCAAGTTCAAGCCATTCATTTCAGTTGGAAACAATGCATCCCATCATGAATAATTTGGATGATATGTTTGCAGTAGTAAAAGAGGAAAACAAATGAAATATATCATAGAAAACATTACATATAAGAATGGTATTACACGTACTGATGGAAGATATCCCAATAGAATTGATAGCACTGTTACATTGGAGCACTTGCCGATTGTAGGAGAACCGTTATATTTCAGATATGTAAAATACAATAATGGTCAATTAGTTGAAGATCATATTACAAGAACAAGCTGCGTAGACGATTTTGATGAGTATAGTACTCCTGGTTATTTATTAATTTATACCAGAAACAGTGTTTACTACTTTAAAGAAATAGAGGAGGACTAATAACATGATGTGTCCAAAGTGTGGCAGAGAAATGAAAAATGTTTTGCATTTTGAAGATGGTAGAAAATATCAATACAATAAATGTCCTTGGTGTTTATATAAGACAAAAAACAAAAGGATGCATTTAGATGAAGAAACCAAAAATGAAAGAAGTAAGTAAATAAAATAATACATTAACACAAAAATAACACTGCGTTATTATATGTGTATCACTTGAAAGGACGCATATGAAGAAACATATTATTTTTATGTTAGGGATAACAATTACTTTTATAATTTCATGTTTTTTGTTTTTATTTAGTGCTTTGTCCGTACAAAGTACACCAGAGTCATTAAAAGAACAAGTATATACAACAAGCATAAATAAAAACAATCAAAATAATATACCAAACGATAATCCCGTATCACTAAAAGACGAGAAGGATTTACCAGAAACAGTTATTATTGAAGATTCCAATAAATATGAAAACAGATGGAACATTACTCTTACAGATGAAGAGATTGAATTGCTTGCAAGAATAGTTATGTTAGAAGCTGGTGGCGAATGTGATATGGGTAAAGATGCAGTAGTAGAAGTTATATTTAATCGTATGTATGATGAAGATTTTCCAGATACTTTATATGGAGTTTTAAGTGAAGAAGGACAATTCGCCGTATGGAAGAATAGAAATAGTGCAAGTGCAACTCCAACAGAGGAAGTATATGAAAGTATTCATTATGTATTAACAGGTCAAACGGATATTTTGCCATTTAATACCGTTTACTTTTCAAGAGGTGGACAACCAGGTAAAAAAGAACAGATAACCATAGATAATCATGTTTTTTGCAACAAATAGATAAGTAAATAAAATTATATGCAAGGGATGGTTGATTATGAGCAAATATAATGATTATGTTTATTTCCATGATTATATAGAAGAATTACACGTAAGAGACGAAATACATAGATGTCCAGATTGTGGAAGTTCGTTGGTTCTTCATTGTGAAATCAGACCAGGAAAATCCGGAACGTCTTATTTTGATGAAATATGGGTGTGTCCTAATTGTAGATAGAGATACTGATTGGAGGCGAAAGACATGGTTTTTACAAGTGGATTACTAATTGGAATTTTCGTTGGAAGTATTATGGGAGCTTCGGTGACGGTATTTATGATGTGTAATGGCAGCTTAAATAAAGAAAAAGAAGCATACAGAGAAGGCTATGAAGATGGCATAGCTAATGCTAATAAAAATATCAACATTTAAAAGAGGAGTAATAAATGAGTAAAACAATATTTAATTGGATTGGCGATGATTGGAAAAGAGTAAAAAATCATTGTAGAACGACTGATAATAAGGATTTTACAGAAAAAGAAGCCACAGAAACATTTAAAAAGAAGCTTCTTATTTCTGAACATACTCCTATTAGACTTCTAGAGTTTGATTGGTCATGGAAATCAATTTACTATTGGCTTTCTACAGAATGGAGCAGACATAAATTTGAGAAATTTATTAGTAGCCAGAGAGATGATCGATTAATAGATGAAACTCCAAGAGGAAAGAAGCCTCAAGATGCATTAGTAAATTTTGATGGATATGCAAATATGCAAAATGTTATCGATGGATGGAGAAAAAGATTATGTGGAGCAGCAACGGATGAAGCTGTTGAATTAGCAGAAGATTTCAAAATTGAACTGCATAAAACACATCCCTTGGAATCAAATGTTCTTGTTCCAAATTGTATCTACAGAGCAGGATGTCCAGAATTCTCTTGTTGTGGTTATATTTCTAAGTTTATTAAGTGGGCAAAAGATAATAATAAAGAAATCAATTGGTTAAATATCCAAGCAAGATATGATTTGTATAATGAATATTTTTATAGCACAAAGGAGGAATAAACATCATGTTGGTTTTATTAGGAAAAACCTCAACTGGAAAAGACACTATTTTAAAAGAGATCACAAAGCTTGGATTAAAACCGATAGTAAGTTATACCACTAGACCTATGAGAAATGGCGAGGTTGATGGCATCAACTATCATTATATTGATAAATCACAGTTTCGAAGAATGAAGCTGCAAGGTTTCTTTGCAGAGACAACTTCTTACAATGTGGCAACTGGAGGAACCTGGTATTACGGAAGTGCTTTAAAGGACATGAATGATGATGCCATTGTTATTTTAAACCCTGAAGGTCTTAGAACGTTGATAGAAAACCAAGACGTACATCCTATTTCATTTCTTATTACAGCTAAAGAAGAGACTTTGAGAGAAAGACTTGCAAAGCGTGGAGACAATCCTGAAGAAGCAGAAAGAAGATTAAAAGCTGATGCAGAGGATTTTTCTGGCATAGAAAACATCGTTGACTTCTCTTTTAGCAATGACCATGGAACAGATGTAAAAAAGTTGAGTAAGTTGATTTATGAAACTTATTTAAAAGCAATTGAAGCTAGGAAGGAAGATGAGTAATGGAAACATTTCAAATATATTTGGCTGGAGGTATGGGTGGTTTAACTTTTAAAGAACAGAACGAATGGCGCGTAGAAGTTAAAGAAGCCCTGGAATACTGTGATTCCTACTACAAAGTTAAATGTATTAATCCGGTAGATTATTATAATACATTTGATCAAACAACATATGATTCTGATTTGGAAGTGATGCTGTTTGATTTACATAAGGTTAAGACCTCTGATTTGATAATTATGAATTTCAATAACATGTATAGCTTGGGATCTCAATCAGAACTTGCCATTGCATACGACAGAGGAATTCCGATTATTGGATTAAATGAAAAAGAGCAGTTCCTTCATCCTTGGCAGTACGCAATGTGTTCTAAGGTGTTTGCTGATATGGAAGAAATGCTGCTTTATATAAAAAAATATTATTTAGATTAGGTGGTAATAATGAAGATTAAATTTAGCACACTTGAAAAAGTAAATGAATTTATCAAACTAGCACAGTCGGCCAATGCAGATGTGTTTGTGAAATACAAAAGTCTATTTATAGACGGAAGTTCTGTAATGGGAATGTATAGTTTGGACTTCAGTGAAGAGTTTGAATTGAAAGTCATTGAAAAAGCTGAAGGTGAACATGACAGGTTAGTTGACAGATTAAGAGAGCTGGGTATTGTGACAGAATAGGAGTGAAAAAATTGAATATCATTAAAAAAGACGGAACATTAGAAGAATATAACGAGCAAAAAATTATTAATGCGTGTAACAAAGCTGCTAGACGAGCAATGATTGAGTTGACCAATAAAGATTATTCCGAGATTTGTGAAGCAGTATGGGATAAGTTGGTAGAGAATGATTTGGAAGATACTGAAATTTACGAGATGCATAATATCGTAGAAGCTGTTCTGGAAGATCTTCAGCCACAGGTTGCAAAGATGTACAAGGAGTACAGAAATTATAAGAAAGACTTTATACATATGATGGATAAGGTATACTCAGAATCTCAGTCCATTAGATATATTGGAGATAAGAGTAATGCTAATACAGATAGCGCATTGGTAGCAACAAAAAGAAGTCTTATCTACAACTCTTTAAGTGGTGAATTATATAAGAAGTTTTTCTTAACTCACGATGAAAAGCAAGCAATGAAAGATGGATATATTTATGTTCATGACAGAAGTGCAAGACTTGACACCATGAATTGTTGTCTGTCCAGAGTTGGTGAAATCATGAGTGGTGGATTTGAAATGGGCAACATTTGGTACAACGAGCCTAATACATTGGATGTAACATTTGATGTAATAGGAGATATTATTCTGAGCACAGCAGCCCAGCAGTATGGTGGTTACACTGTACCGGAAGTAGATAAGATTTTGGCACCATATGCAGAGAAGAGTTATAAGAAATACTATGACGAATATATGCGTATTGCAGAACAGCATATTGACAGAATGAGCGATGCATATGCTTGCGAAAGAGAGATGGAACACTCAAGAATAGAAGCAAATGAGTATGCTATAGAAAAAGTCAGAAGAGATTTTGAACAAGGTTGGCAAGGTATCGAATATAAACTTAATACCGTAGGATCTTCAAGAGGCGATTATCCTTTTGTAACAATGACAATCGGTTTGGCAACAGATATCTTTGGTAAGATGGCAGCCATTACATTACTGAAAGTCCATTCTGAAGGACAAGGTAAGAAAGGATTTAAGCGTCCAGTATTATTTCCTAAGATTGTATTCCTTTATGACAAGAATTTACATGGTGATGGTAGCGAACAGTATCCTAACGCAGATGTATTTAATGCCGGAATTGAGTGTAGTAGTAAGACAATGTATCCTGATTGGCTATCTCTTACTGGTGAAGGATACGTTGCAGAAATGTATAAGAAATATGGCAGAGTAGTAAGTCCTATGGGTTGTCGTGCATTCCTTTCTCCTTGGTACGAGAAAGGTGGTATGTATCCTGCAGACGAAAATGATAAGCCTGTATTTAAAGGTCGTTTCAATCTTGGCGTTGTATCACTACATCTTCCTATGATTCTGGCAAAAGCTAGAAAAGAGAGCAAAGATTTTTATCAAGTATTAGATTACTATCTTGAATTAATCAGAAATTTGCATAAGCGTACTTATGATTATATTGGAGAACTTAAAGCTTCTACCAATCCAGTAATGTATTGCGAAGGTGGTTTCTATGGTGGAAATCTTGATCCAGATGAAAAGATTAAAAAGATTTTGCCTCCTATGACAATGAGTTATGGCATCACTGCTTTGAATGAATTGCAAAGATTATACAATGGAAAGTCAATCAGAGAAGATGGTGAATTTGCATTAGAAGTTATGCAGTACATTAACGATTATACGAACCGTATTAAGGTAGAAGATAATATTCTGTATGCAATTTACGGTACGCCGGCTGAAAGTCTTTGTGGTTTACAGGTAGAGCAGTTTAGAAAACTATACGGTATTGTAGAAAATGTTTCAGATAGAGCGTATGTAAGTAACAGTTTCCATTGTCACGTATCTGAAGAAATGTCTCCTATTGAGAAGCAGGATAAAGAAGAAAGATTCTGGAATTTCTTCAACGGTGGAAAGATTCAGTATGTAAGATACAACCTTAATTACAATAAAGAAGCAATCAGAACTCTTGTATTAAGAGCTATGGAAAAAGGTTTTTATGAAGGAGTTAACTTGGCACTTTGTTACTGTGAGGATTGTGGTTACCAGCAAGTTGAGATGGATGTATGTCCTCAGTGCGGTAGTGGGATGATCACAAAGATTGACAGAATGAATGGATTGACTGCCTAAACAGTCCATGTAAAATCGAATAAACTGCGGGAAAACCCTTAGAGCCTAAGAAGCTACAACGGAGCTAGAAATGGCAAACGTGAATGCGGAGTAGCGTAAGCACATACCATAAAAATTCTTAGGATTGGGCAACCGAGGATGGAAGTTCCTCAGACGCATCGAAACTCCTTAACAGATAATGCTGATGGAGGACGTTCAGAGAGTATAATTTCGACTCAGTAAAATGAGATTGTGTACTCCACTCCCTTTTAAATATTACGAAAGTAAGGGTATCAAGGATTTAGGATTTACAAGAGTTCACGGAGACACCCGATATAATTCGGCCAAGAATTCAGAGATAGCCGACAGGCGTTCGATGTGATAGGAAGTGATTATATTTTAAGCGATTTTAGAAAAATTATAGGATCACAATATATTACAAACGAAGGATATAACGTAGAAATAATTGATTATATTGATAAAGCAAATGTGCTAATTAAATTTGAAGAAAGACCGGATTTACAAATCTGGTCTACTCTTCAAAACATTAAAAAGGGACAAGTAAAATACCCATATCATAAATCAGTTTATGGCGTTGGATATTATGGTCATGGCAAATATAGTGCTAGAAACAATAATATAAAAACAGAAGAATATATAAAATGGTTTAGCATGTTTGTTAGATGTTACGATGAAAAATACCAGGAAAAACAACATACTTATATAGGATGTTCTGTATCTGAGGATTTTTGCAATTTTCAAAATTTTGCAGAATGGTATAACAGGAATAAATATGACTGTCAATATCCTTTAGAGCTGGATAAAGATTTTTTGTATGAAGGGAATAAAGTATATTCACCAAGTACTTGTTGTTTGCTTCCAAAAGAAATAAACAATTTAATCAATTATAAAAGACATGATCATGTAGCAATGAAGAAACTTTATGAAAAATATAAGGATGAATTACCTTATTATCTAAGGATGGAATTGTACAAACTTACTGTTCCAAAAAAAAGAGGTAGCTTAATTATGAATTATCACAACATAACTTGTCCAGACATGAATAACGGTTCCGGCCTGAGAGTCGTTTTATGGCTCTCAGGCTGTAGCCACCACTGCAAAGACTGTCAGAATCCTCAGACATGGGATCCTGAAAGCGGAATAGGATTTGATGATGAAGCCTATTACGAAATGTTCAATGAATTGGAAAAGGATTATATATCCGGATTAACTTTATCTGGGGGAGATCCGTTATTCGCAGATAACATTGATATGGTTTTGAATTTATGTAAAGATGTCAAACGACGTGTTGGGAAAACAATTTGGTTGTACACAGGATATACATATGAAGAAATAATGAGCGACAAAAGGCAACAGATTTTAAATTATGTAGATGTCCTTGTAGACGGAAGATATGAAGAAGATAAACGAAGTCCTAGCCTTCCATGGGTAGGTTCTTCAAATCAAAGAGTTATTGATGTTAAAGAGTCCCTCAAAGAAGGAAAGGTAGTATTATGGACAAATTAAGTATTATTTCCTGTAAGGAATATGTTCAAACAAAAAAAGAAAATTTGAAAACGAGAATTTCTCTTTTAAATAAAAAGCCTTGCTTATGCGTAATCCAGATTGGAGATAACGCTGCTAGTAATTCCTATATTAAAGGTAAGAAAAAAGATTGTGAAGAAGTAGGAATTGAGTGCTTGCATCATTACATTTATGATTATGAATCCATTTCAGAAGAAATGTTGATGGATATTATAAAGGATCTTGATAGCTCCAGAGCAATTGATGGCATCATTATTCAGCTTCCAATTCCGGATAAATACGATGTAGAGAAGCTTCAAAAGTGCATCAGTCCAGAAAAGGATGTTGATGGATTCAGAAGAGACAGTAACTTCGAGCCTTGTACCCCAAAGGGTATTATAGACTGGCTGGATTACAACCAGTACGATGTATCTGGTAGGGATGTGGTAGTCATTGGAAGAAGTAAGATTGTTGGCAAGCCTTTAGTAAATATGTTGATTGATAAGGGTGCTACCGTTACTTGTTGCAATAGCAAGACATTATACTTAGAGTATTTTACTCAGAATGCGGACCTTATTATCTCTGCAGTTGGTAAACCCAAACTTTTTGACGGCTTAAACTTTAATTATCCCGACATTATTGTAGATGTTGGCATTAATAAAGATAAGGACGGAAAATTGTGTGGAGACGTTGATAGAGAAAGCGTAGAAAGAGTCTTCGAAGATACATATGTTACTCCGGTTCCTGGTGGAGTTGGTTTATTAACAAGAGTGGCCTTATTGGAAAACGTTGTAAATGCAGCTATTGGCTTATATTAGAAAGGGTGAAGATTATGCAGTATAAATTAAAAACTACAAAAGATGATTTGTACAGTAAGGGTTTTCATTATAACAAACTAATGAGTGACGAGACAGATATTTATTCGCTTCGTTTTCCGGTACATAAATACAAGAAATACACAACATTAGAATGTGAGCTAATTGTGGAATTGCAGACCGGAGAAATTTCCATCAACGTTTTTAATTACGGAACAAATGAAAGATATGCGCCTTTTTATCATTTAGAATATGGCAAATATGAAATCCTAGAAGTCATTAACAAAAATATTGAGGAGCAGCTTAAGAAGATCGGAGCTAAGGAAGTGAATAAATGAGTAAAGTAACAAATACAGCACAGTGCGAAACGTGTGAATCTGGATTTATAGATGATGCCAATAAAGCTAGGGTTAAAGTGATCTGTAGTACTAAGGAAAAAACTTATTATTATGGCCAATGCATACAGCGCGATGAGTATAGAAAGAGGAAGAATAATGATTGAGTCACTATTATTAGTTTTATGGCTGGGCTTAAAGTGGTTTTTGATTTTACTGGCTATAGATGTCGCCTTGATTATATTTTTTGAGGTTGGAAAAGAAATTGTCAAGAGAAGAAGAGAGAAGAAAAAGTAATAACACATGAATAGATTTGAATCATTGGAATTACTAAGTAAATGCTTCATGGCAAATTATTGCAGACACTCATCAGAAGATAAATATTGCATCGCTGATGATGAGGTGGTAGAGAAGTGTCCTTATTTAAGGGTTATTAGTGAGATCACAATACTTTCTATGGATCTAGCAGAAGAGGAGTAGCTATGAAAACTTTTAAAGAAGATATGGAGATATATGAATACATCTATAATTTATGCGAATCAAAAAATATACCAATAGATTGTCGTTTTGGATGTTTTGGAGACACAAATGAATTCTATAATTGTGTAAACAATAAAGTTTTTTTAATTGATTGCGATTCATACTATGCAAAAGACATTAATGATGTGAAGCAATTTTTTGTTGATTTAATAGAATGTTTATGGAAAACATTTACACGTCCTAATCACAGAATAGCTTTGTATGTAGAAGAAATTGTTGATAAAGACGGTTGGTACGATGTAATTGTTGGAAGTTGTTTGTTTGAAGATAACTCGTTGTTATAAACATGAATTTTAAGAGGTAAGTTAATGAATTATTATTTAGAAAAAATGATAGAATTTGATGCGGATGGAATTGATTTTATACCAATCAGTCATTTCTTAATGACGAGAGAAGGAATTCCAAACATAATCGAAAGTTATACAAAAGAAGAATTTAAGAATGTGAAATCTATTCCAAAAACAGGCTACTTATTCTGGAAAATTGTAGATGGCAGGAAAAAGTATATTGATTAAGATTGATTTTTTAAGAGGTAAAAATTATGGCAGAAATTATTATAACAGACGCTTTGTTTTATGAGTGTCCTAATTGCGAAAATGAAGTAGAGCTTGGACAAAACTATTGTCACGAATGTGGAGAAGCACTTGTGTGGAAAGAAGTGTATGAATAAAACAAATGTTAAGTAGAGGTAGAAACGATGTTGTTTAAAATTGATTTTGAAGTAGATAATGGTGCTGCTTATACTCGTGATGTAGCACTTGTCATGGCAAATGATTCAGAAGAAGCCGTCAGAAAACTTAGACAACTAATTAATTCTATTAACAGTGAAACATGCGTTTCTGAAATTTTTAAAATAAATGTCTTCAATGGTAGTGTGTTTACCGGAAGACATGGATATAAATAAATGCCATAAGTGAATAAAATAATTTAGTAATAATGCAAAGGAGAAAATAAAAATGAAAAATAACACAAATGAAAATCAGATGTACAGAGTTTATATTGCATTAAATACACTTGACGAGATCGAAGAGTTTACCAAGATCTGTTCTAAGATCCCGGAAGAAGTAATGATGAGAGGTAAGGACGAGAATGACTGCGAGTGGTATTTAAGTGCGAAGAGCTTGCTGGGTTCCATTGTTCTGGCAGCAAGACTGCAGAAGCATCGTGAACACACTGCTCATACAGTTGATTGGAATACAATTTATGTAGAGTGCGAAAAGGACATCTACACAGTACTTTCCAAGTTCGCGATCTAAGAAATTGAAACTCGTTTAAGTGGCGGTGGACTAATAAAAATTACAGCTCGCCGCCCGTTGTAAAACTAAGAGACGTGTATGGAAGCAAATATAAACGATATTAAAAAACAAGTTCAAGATATGGAAGAGTTATATAAATTCATTCAAGAAATCGCAAATGAAAGTGATGATATGCTTTGTGAAGTGTATGGCACGAGTAATTTGCGACACATAATTCAAGGCAACTCTTTGAAAGAACTGTACGAAAAATGGTTGTTGTATAAGAAGTCGAGGTAAATATGATTAAAGATTATTATTGCGATTTATGTAAATGTTGTGAATATCTATATGATTGTTACAGTAGAGATGTTGCTGAAAAAATTTCTAGTGATGAAGTAGATGATATGTATTTACATCCTAGCAGATGTAATGATTTTTATCCATTAAGAAAAGGGTAGGAAGTAAGATATGTTAATGGACGGATGGCAGACGGCAAATTATTTAGACAATATGAGTGGATGTATGCATGAAACAGAAATGTGTAAATATAGTCATTGTACAGCTTGTAAAAATTATGTAATTCCTAATATTACAACTACAACCTCAAAACATGTGACAGTATTTGAAAAAATTAAATCAATGAATATTGATGAATTTGCAGAGTGGTTTGATGAGCATTGTTCTCATGATACGGATCCTTGTATCACATGGTGGAACAATAACTACTGCAAGAAATGCGATGGTGTGATTGGCCACTATGAGGATTCCGATAGAAAAATAGAATTCTCCTATTGTGAGTTGTATGACAAGTGTAGGTTCTTTCAGGATTTGGATGAGGTGCCGGATACGAAGCAGATGACCAAGTTGTGGCTAGAGAGTGAGGTTAAGAATGACTAATAAACAAACACGAGAACAATTTTTACTGGTATGGAACTCAAATGCTTATCTCAATATGTGTACTTCTGATGATATGAAAAATGTAATTAAAGCATTAGATAAACAAATTCCGGTGGAGCATCATCATTCAATAGTTAAAGAAGTACATGATGGATCTAAAATTAGAATTAGTGTATGTCCATCTTGTCTTTCATTAATTTATACAAATGAAATTGAGTTTCCTAAATTCTGTAATGAGTGTGGTCAAGCAATTGGTTGGAGGAAATAATATGAGTAAATTTTTTGATGATACAATGCAAAGTTTATTAGAAGCGGCCTCATGGGACTATATGAATCCACCAGAGGAGAAGAAAGAAGAAAAACTGAAACGATGTCCGTTTTGTGGTGGAGAAGCAAAATTAGTTACAAAACGTGATTGTTTGTCTGATACTAATTATATTTATATTCTATGCACAGGATGTGGAGTACAAACACAATCTGTAATTTCAGATATTCATTTGCAAAATATATATCATGATTACGATTACTGCCTTAGTAATTTTAGAACGATTGTGAAAGTATGGAACACACGAAAGCCAGTAGAAAATATTCTTGACAGGCTGAAAGAAATGTTCAAGCATCACAATGCTACGAAGACAGTACAAAGATTAGTTTTGGAAACTGTGGAGGAAGAATTGCTATGAAAATTAGTGAACCACAATTACACAAGATTTATTATACTAAACAATTCTACAAATTATTTTTAATAACTAGTGATGTGCCTTTAGTATTAAATACTATCAACATTTATGCAGTAAAAGACGAGTATTGCCAGGAAAGAGTAGATTTTGATGTTTTTACAGATGGAAATGGCGATAGATTTATTCGTCCAAATTATCCGTCAGAACAATGTGAACATTTCTTAATTACTGGCGAAAGACTTGCAATGTGTAAACTTGTTGAAGTGAAAGCGGAGGAATGCGTGGATCACTTTAAACATGATGGTAGTTATACATTTACAATTGAAGTAGAGGAATAAGCATGGATGAAATCAGAAAGAAGTTAACTGAGTTGGAAGATATCATATCGGATTATGATGAACTGCTAGGAAAGGCTTGTGGTTATGGTATTTATTCAAGTGATGAATATACGAAAATGGACACCATGAGAAATAGAGCTTATGAAATTATTCAACAGTTAATGGTATAAATAAACGAGGTGCAATATGAGTTGGGTGAGTGTAGAAAGTCATTGGAGATGTCCTACTTGCAATACAGATAATAAATATGCCAACACCGGATGGGTTACTATTCGATTTAAAGAATATCCAGATGAAAGATATACAAGAGAAAAATGCAAATGGTGTGGTAAAGAATATTTTGTCAGTGAATCAGAACCGAATCCATTAGTTTTTAGAATGAACAAAGGTGCTTGTAAAAATGACTATATTAAAGATTTAGTTCTTAGCACGGATAGAAAACTCACAATGGAATAAGAGGTAATAAATATGATATTGGCAGCAGCGATTAAATTTCATATAGACAAAACAAATGAAGATGTTGTTCTTTGTGGTCACAGACATTGGAATGTATTTGAGCAATTAAAACTACTTGGGTTTGAACCACAAAAAGGATACAAAGAAATTGCACAAGGTTTTATTGATGATAAAAACAACTTTTTGACTAGAGAAGAAGCATTTGAATATGCAATTAAGTGTGGTCAGATCTCAGACACTAGAGAGCCTGGAGATACTTGTGAAAGATTGGTGTCTGAAGATTTATGGTAAGGTAAAGCGTATTTTATGTGGAGGTGTATTGTGGAAAAATGTCCTAAGTGTGGAAGTTATATGACTTTCAATATGAGATATAACGCAGGATATCCTGTTGTTGAATATAATTGCAGTTGTGGATATTCTACAAGCGATAAATGTTGTACAACTGACAATAAAACTTATATGGATAAAGATATCGGTAGCGTGGTTACAAACCATACATAAAATACGAATTTTAAGAGGTAGCTATGAATGAACATATAGAAAATGAAATTAAAGAAATCGTAGACTCTATATGCAAACAAGAACTGTTCTATTACTGTTCTTTTTGCAAAAGAGTTTTAGGGAAAGCAGAGTTAGAAAAGGTCATATATTGTAAAGACTGTGGAAGCGTGACTGTAGATTTAAGAGAATATATTGGATAATAAAAATAAAATTTTAAGAGGTAAAGTTATGGCACATTGGATTATTGAAGACTACGGGTTTGGTGGTCAAATATATAGGTGTTCTAATTGTAGAGAATCATGGAATGACTTATATTATGACATCATATTAAAAGATAGTTGTCCTGCGTGTGGCGAACCTATCAATGAAGATGAAGATGAATATATTGATATTGAAGAATTAAAAAAGACAGGAATTGTAGGCACATGGAAGGGTATTCCTCTGGTAAGCATTCCAGAGTTAATTGAATGGTTATCTGGGGAAAAATATACTAATGTAGATGAAACTAGCGACAGCATGACAGAAGAGTTTGAGAGAGAACATCAGTGGGAATTAAGCAGAAATAGCTTTATAAATAAAGTTATAAAATATCTTGAACAGTTTAAGTAAGCATATAAAAATGAAGTTTTAAGAGGTAGTTATGGATAGAGAAATGGCCGATTTATGTATTAGATATATGAATGAATTTGTAGATTTTCATGGATATCGTCACGCAAAGAAAGTAACAGAACACATCCTCAATCTTCTTCAAGCAGAATCTGATGGTAGATTGTTTATTCTGACCCTACAAGACATTCATCCTTGTAATAATTGCAATACCGGATGGAGTAGCATTTCTTCTAAAGGCTCTGATGGTTGCGAAAAGTATTGTAAAAGATTAAAAGAGTACAACGAAAAATATAGCAAATAAAAATGAAAAGTGTACATTCAATGTCCACTTTTGCACATAAAATACATTTTTAAGAGGTGGTAGCATGATTTTTACAGATGGGTTTAGTAGTAGCAGAAAAATGACAGAAGAGCGTATGGGAGATGTAATAATTAGAGCGTCTAATCAAGCTAGTCTTACAAGGGCAGATTTATCTGATGCGTTTAAAGAAAGTGGTCTTATGGGCGTTTATAATCTTGGAATGAAACATATGTGGGAGTATTTAAATGACAAGAAAATCAACTAATTTTCGCTATCCTTTTTCTTGGTACGACTTGTGTGGTGATGGCAGATTTCCTAAAGAAAGGATCAAAGGCAAAGATAAAAAACTGCTTGGCAAATGGAGTAGAAAGAAACAAGAAGAGTGGCTTAAAGAAAGTTTTGAGGAAAACGAAAAGTGAAAGCAAAATTTATTGGAAGAGATTCGAATGGTTTTAAACATGGCGTTACATATGATATTCATTCTGAGTTAAAAGAAACAAAGATAGGTGGAAAGATATTTAATAAACACCTGTTATGTATTTGTATCTATGATAAAGATAGCAATGCGTGGTGTCCTTATCAAAGCCTGGAAGCCGTTTTGAAAAATTGGATGTTTAACATATAAAAATTACGAGAGGTAAAAATATAATGATCATTTCGATTGATAAGACATTAGAAGAAATTAAACAAGAATTTTCATTTAAAGATATTCGAATACAGTATTTGGAAGAGGAAAATAAAAAGCTTAAAGACGAAGCATACAAAGACTCTGAACTTCAGTCTATGAAAGTGCAATTTGAGAGAATGCAAGCAGAATATTATCGTGGATTTCCTATCTCAGAGAGTGAAGATGCTGCAATCAAAGAATGGATGGAAATGCATGATAGGAAAGCTCATGGGTTAACAACTGATGCAATGAGAATGAAAGCTGGAGGATGTATTGGCGGTAGATATTCATATCATTTTACTCCTACCGGGATCGGTACATCCGGAGTAGTTCGTTGCAGTTGTGGTGCAGAATTTGAGTTTCAGGAGTTGGGTTAATGAGTCTAATTAAAGTTTGTATAAGTGACGATTTTGAAGTTGATTACGATATAGAGCGTGGCATGTACCGGGTGAGTGTCTTTGATGATGGTCATTTCTGGGACGAGTTTTGGTTTGATGCTTATGAAGAAAAGGAAGTAGAAAAGATACATCTAGTCTATGGCAATATAGACGAAAGTGGAGATATTGATTCTTGGGTTGAAGCAATTTTCGATAACAAAGAACAGGCGTTGGCTTGTGCAGAATATCTTAATTTAATAAAAAATGAAGAGAATGTAAGCTACTATGCATCTGGTTACGCTTGGCATTTAAACAAGTTTGATTATGTAGAAGAACTAAATAAGTTAAAAGATGGCAAATAAAAATTATATTTTATGAGGTGGATATGTACGAAAAATTAACAATAAAAAGTAGCGATTTATTTGTACCAAAACCTAAAAGCGTACTTTCAATAGGAAATGTACATTATAAAACAAGTTTACCAGTAGATCAACATTTCAATTTGTTTCAGAAATTAATGTGGAAATGGTGTTTTGGTGTAGAGATAAAAGATTGTGTTGAGGAGTAAATTATGAGCAGAGAAGAATTGATACAAAACATAAAAGACGTGGGACAATCTTTGATTGATAATGCAGAACAAATTGCTAGTGATTACAAATTTCTTAGAGATATAACAATTACTTGTTATGTAACCGAAGAAAAAGAACCTCCTTATATTAGTGTTACTACAGACTTCGTTCCAGAAAATTTTATTAGTAGAATTTATGAGGCGTAATATGAAAATGACATACGAAGACATAGAAGAATATAGAAAGAATGCTACCGAAATATTAAAAAGAGAATCCCAATACGCAACTGCAAGAGCTGTAGACAGAGCATTTGATGCATTGGTTTGTGTTCAACAATTTAAGTGGGAACGTGACATTGCTCTTGAGCAATTAGGAGAACTTGGTATTAGTTTTGGTGAGAAGATTGACGGCACATATTTAACTAAAGAACAATATGAAGCACTGCTTGAGTATAAATATATGTACGAGAATTTGTGTAAATAAATTTAGGAGATATAAGAATGATTGATGATGGTTATGCAAAATTTCTTGAATTATCAAAAGACGAATTATACGAATTTCTAACTGGTGTTAAACTTCATTGGTGGCAGAAGCTAGAGTTTAAATTGATTATTAAATGGTGGAGCCGGTGGAGAAAAATGTGTCCTGATTTACCTGGCATTGTTTTGTGGGAGAGCATTTATAAAGGAAGATTTTAATATTTGAGAGGTTAATATGAATACAAAAATTTATAGCGTATTTCCTGCCTGTGGAAAAACATGGTTATACGAACATCAAGAACATTATGATTTAAAAATTCTTGATTCTGATAGCAGTCAGTTTAGCTGGTTATATACCAATATAGATGAAAATGGCGATACGATAAGAGGCGTAAGAAAAATTCGTAACCCAGACTTTCCAAATAACTATATTAAACACATTAAAGAAAACATCGGCAAGTACGATTGCATATTTGTAAGCAGTCATGCATCTGTAAGAGAAGCTCTTGATAAAGAGGGTATTGATTTTACAATTGTATATCCAGAATCAAGTTGTAAAGCCGAATGGATTGGTCGCTGTTTCATTAGGGACAGAAACGGTGAGAGTGGATGTGGTGCAGAAGCTATGTACAATAATTGGGATCAATGGATTTCAGAATGTTTTGAATCTGGAATTTACCATGATGAAATAGTGTTGAAGCCTATAGAACATTTAAGTGATTATTTTAAAGGATAAAGTGCATGGATAAAAAGAAATTAGTAACATTAGAAATGTTTGAAGAGTATCATAAACAACTCATGGAGTACATAGAAATGCATGATGATTTAGTACTGAACGGAGAAACAACTTGTCCTAAATGTGGTGCAACTATTACAAGTGATAAGTGCGAACACTGCAACAAAGAAGAGCAGAAAGAGGAATCAAATGAGATGTTGTGATTGTAAATTTTATAAAAGCAGAAGCATGTGGAACCACTGTGTTCTTACGGAAGAAGATGATTTTCCAGAGCATTTCAGTATTCCATGTTATCTAATTAATGACGATTATATTTTCATAAAAGACATCCCGGAACTTGGATTTGAAAAAGGTACAAGTGCACTATGGGATATGGGAGACGCTTAATGAAATGGAATGTATATTACTACAATGTTAATAAACAAAAAATAGAAACTTATAACATCTTTGAGCACGGTAGCTTTGTATATTATATAGAAGAGGCCATTAAAGAATATAATGACAAAGAATCGTTTGCAGAACAATTAAAGAGAGAACTGCGCTATTATTTTTGGTCAAAGGCTGAGTGGGAAATTATTATTTCTCCCTGGTGTGGCAACAAGAATCCAGATGAAATAAAGATTGATGTGTACGATCAGGTGATGTTGAATTGGAATATTTTTGTGGATTATGTTTGGGAGAATAGAGAGAATTTGAAGGAGTAATTATGACCTATAGAGAAGAAATAAGAGATTTATTTTCTGTCCCGGATGATTATTATCTGGCTCATTGCATTAGTGCAGATTTCGGAATGGGCAAAGGTATTGTGGTTGAATTTAATAAGAGATTTAACATGAAGAAAAAGTTGCAGAGCAAATATCCTGATTACCTAAATCAGTTTACTCATCATAGAATTGGTGGTGATTGTATTTTGGAAGGAAGAGTATTTAATCTCATTACTAAAGAAAGATATTTTGAGAAACCAACAATTATTACGATGCGAATTGCCTTAGAGAAAATGAAGAAGATATGTTTAGAGAATAACATTACAAAAGTTGCTATGCCGACAATAGGAGCCGGATTGGACAGGTTAGCATGGTCTGATGTGTCTAAACAAATCAATCATATCTTTGATGATACTGTCATTAAGATTTTAGTTTGCAAATTATAAGGAGAAATTGTTATGAAAAGAAGTGTAATATTTGAAACTGCATATGAAACTATTAAGGAAAATTCTGAATGGGGTATTGAATGTACTGATAAAACATACGGTTATTTTATTGATGGTATTATCGCAATGACAGATGCGTTGATAAAGGAACTTGATCAGACGGTATGCGATAAAGAGGGTTGATTATGAGTAAAAAGAGAAAAATTGATTTCATCCTTGAAAATGAAAAATTTGATGGAAGACGTTTAATTTTTAGATTTTATCCAAGACAATCTTCATGCCATAGCTTCGGAGACGAACCTCCAAAAAACTGGGATGACGTGTATAAGGTCTACTATAGTTACGCCATTATTAATCAGTGGAAATTCGATTCAGAAGACCAGTGGAGATCTGAAATATTTTTCCGTGAGGGCTGCGACGAGTGTTCTATTATTGACGAAGTTGGTCATAGATGTTTGTTATTGGCAGATGGTGTAGAAGTCTTTAAAAGAGAAAACGGTACGGAAATTCAACTGTTGGATCAAATGATATTACCATTTGGTATGGGAACTAATTGGACAATCTCTAAACATACTTATACTACATACGGATGGAATGAAGAAGACGAAGATGAAGTACAAACCTATTATACTTTTACGTTGTTTGACTGGTGGAATAAAGGATTTAAGTTCACTTTAAAAGATAATCAACTGAAAGATTTTGGAGAGTATTTGCTTGAATGCTGCGAGTATATGCTTGCTCATGGGAATCCGATTTAAAGGTATTAATACAAAGGAATAATTAAAAATTTGACATAAAGGAGACATGATGATGAAACAGATTTCAAAATTTTATAAGGTAAGCTTAGAGCAATTCAAAGAATCAATGAAAGATTTTATGGACGATTATGGGTACACAGAAGAGAGTGTTGAGTACATTTATAACAACATTAAATTACCCAGACGAGCAACAAAAGGTAGCGCCGGATATGATTTTTATTCCCCAATTGATTTCAATTTAGCACCTGGAGAGACGATTAAAATTCCTACTGGCATCAGATGTAAAATGGAAGAAGGATGGGTTTTAAAAATTTATCCTCGTAGCGGTCTTGGCTTTAAGTTTAGACTTCAGTTAGATAACACTGTTGCTGTAATTGACCAGGACTATTTTTATTCTGATAACGAAGGTCATATCATGATAAAAATAACAAACGATACAAACAGAAGTAAAGATGTAAATATCAAAGCTGGAGATGGTTTTGCACAGGGAATTTTTGTGGAGTTTGGAATTACAGTTGATGACGATGCAGATGGTGTTCGCAACGGTGGTTTTGGATCTACGAGCACAAAATAAATTTAATATGGTAAACACTTTTCATTTATGATATAATAACGGAGGTTGAATATATGAGTTTTAATAATAATATAGTATTAGAAGAAGATGACATTTTTTACGGCAAAAAAGAGATAATGGAACTTTTTCATTGTGAGAGTGCAAAAGCTCTTAGAATTTTGAAAATCATGTTCCAAATGAAAGAAGCCAATAAGGTTGGAAGAGAGTATTATGTGAAAAAAAGAACCTTAGATGAGTTTCTGGAAGAGATGAAGGGCAAACAGATACATATCTGAATCACTTTTAGTGATTTCGTGTGATGTTCTAGATATCACTTTTTGATATCACCTTGAAAAATATCACCTCGAAAAACCCCAATAAAATAAGGCATCTCTTAAGTATACTCGTTATAATTGTTAATTACAAGTAATTAAGTAATTTTTTTAAAGAAAGCACTCTCATTTGATATGTACCCAGAATCCTGGACACATTGATTTTATGAATTAAGCACAACAAGCCATGGATGTTTCCCTGTATTTTACAGGGGGCATCCATTTTGTTTTTGCCTGAATTCTTTTATTGTTATAGTA